TGGACACGACCAAATGCTTTTCTTAAACGTCATTGATAATTGTAAACTAGTCATTTAATTAAATCCTTTCTAAATTTATCATTAAAATCTAAAGAAGCTTTTGCACCTCGTTCTATTAAATCTGAATAACTTGGAGCTACAGGGCATTCAAAATCCTTAGAATGTTGGAAATGTTTATATTCTATTTTATCTTTCCAAATATAATAAATATTCCAATTAAGAGGATGTTCTAATATTTTTTCTAAATTTTTTTGATCACTATCAAAAATTTCTACACTAGGAAATTTATGTAAAAAATTTAATTTATTATCTTCATTCCAAACCATGTAATAATGATGGTTGTATCCTTTCCATCTTACTTTTGAATTTTCAGGATAGTTTTCAGCATTCATACATATTTCAGCAATAGGTGATGGGCATTCAATATATCCTGCTTTAGAAATTCTTGATATTTCTTCCATACAATGAAATGGATTATACAAATCTTCTAAAACATGTCGTGCGTAAGTAAAATCAAATTCTTTATCATCATACGGAAACTTATCTTTAGAAAAATCTACAATTTTATAATTAGGAAGTTTTTTGCTTTCATCAGTATCCCAACCACAATAATGTGTTGCATATTGAAATGGAATTATACTTGGACCTAATTCTAAAACTTTCATGTCTTTAGTAATCATATTACCAAGGTAATTATTTATTTGTTTAAGAGGCTGCCAATATTTATTCACTATAATCTCTTTCTAAAATCATTTCTAAATAATGAATTGCTTTTAATATATCTTCTTTTTTACCTTTTAGTTTATGTCTACAAATATATTTAATTGCATTGCCTTCTGCAAAAGGTAAATTATTTTTATTTATAAATACAGAAGGCTGCACCTTCATCAATCGATAATGTTTGCCCCCTACCTGCTTAAAAAATGTTTTATTGCTCATTTTCCTTTAAATAAACTAAATAATCTTTTCCGATAGGATAATTATACTTATAGTCTGTTGATAGCAAGTGGATTGTATCTTTAGCTCTAGTTACTCCTGTATAATAAACTCTACTCTCATCTGACTTTTCTAATTTACTTTTGTTGTTAAAATCAGATAACCAATTAGCTTTAGAATAGATTAAAACATTGTTCGCTTCTCCACCCTTAACAGAATGAATAGTATCAATTAAAATATTAGGCTCATTATTTAATGCATCTTGTCCATATCTTTTTAATAGTCTTATAAAGTATATTGTTTGTCTTGGACTAAAATTACGTTTTAAAATCCACCACCAAGCTTTACTTTGATACTCATCAGTCATATCTAAGCCAGCCCATTCTCTTAAATCATTAAAATCAAACTCTTGATAATCAGGTATGTTTAACCAAAATTTTTGTGTCCTGTAATCAGAATCCTTTATTTCCCTCACATATTTGTACAGGTTTTCTGCCATTTTTTTGCCAATCTTTCTGCCATTATTTATGGCAGTCCATGCTTTTATGGCTTCCCACTGTTTTTCGTCAAATGACTTGTTACCTTTATTATCCTTATAATATAGCCCTGCATCCTTAGCAGATGCCCTTAATTCGTTCACAGTTGTATGGATACGGCCCAGGACATACCAAGTACCGTTAAGCTCGTTAAAAGGCACCTCTTTAAAGCTTAAATAGCGTTTTACGTAGTTGTTTAGACTATTATTGTGGGTATATAGCTTATCTTCGCTATCAACTATGCCTCTTCTTATGATTTGAGCAAATTTATAAACTGCCTCTCCAAATCTTTGTGTTTTACGTAAAACCACTTTGCGACCTGGAAAGTATGTTGTGAAGTATTTTGGATCTGCTCCATTCCACCTATAAATAGCCTGGTCATCGTCACCTGCTAAATAAACACGTTTTACATTATCACACATCTTATAAATAACTGACCATTGTAATGGAGTAAAATCCTGTGCTTCATCTAAAATTAATATATCTAATGGTGGAAATTCTATTTCATCAATGGCACGACCAATCATATCTGTAAAATCTATAAATGAATTCTCTCCCCCTGATCGTTTGTAATGTTCGTAAGTGTCTATCTTTCTAAGATAAACATTTAAAGGTTCTTTTTTATAAGTTTCTTTTTTGTAAATTTTAACAGGATCTTCCATCATGTTTCTTGCTTTGTCATAAATAGCAAGAGACCAATCTTTATAAGTAAAGTTATCATCATCAACTCTACTATCACTTGTTCTTATAATTTTATTTTGTAATGCAAAATCAAGCATACAATCTTTAGTATCAAATACTTCTTCTTGAAAGTATCTTCTACAATAAGAATGTAATGTTTTAAATCTGTTAAAATCTTTTAAAGTATATTGTGGAAATGCTGACAAAGCCCTATCCCTTGCTGTGCTTACAGCTTTATTCGTAAATGAAATAAAAGCAATATTATTTGGGTTTATGTTTCTTCGTAAAGCCCCTTTTAAAACTCTTTCAATTAAGTTATGTGTCTTACCTGTTCCAGGAGGACCAAATATTTTAATTGTTTTCTTGTATAGTGCCCTCTGTTTTTGGAGCTCTAAATTTGTTGTGGTACTCATCATCCATTTCACTTGTTGTTTTTTTACTTGAACCGTTAGCTTTTACTTCTTTACCTTTTTCAAAATCAGGCATGTCTACATACCATACATTTTTAACACCTTGAAAAAAATCGTGTCTTTTACATTTTAAAAAGTTTAAAGCTTCTACTGTAGAACTAAATAGATGAGAAGCATTTCTTTTTATCCAAGAATCTAATGTAGATCTTTTAAAATAAACTAATGTTGAATCTGATTTTCTAATTGTATAACCATGATCCATTTTAGAAAAATCATCTAACTCCCAAGTCTTTTCAAAAAAATCTTTTAGCGCAACATGTCTTATCTCTTCTCTGGTATCTTTATTGTTAAAATCTTTACTCTCTTCTGCTTTGTTTACTAAGGCTTCCATTAGTAATTCAAATAATGGTGGGCCCTTTTTAACCTTAGGTAATGTTCTCCAAAATATTTTATGCTTAATTAATTTTGTTCTCCAAGTTTTTTCATCTTTCATATCTTCAGGAAGAACAACTATATGAGTACCTTTGTAATCAAATTCGTAGTAAGTTGTTTTAGTATCTTGTGAATAAGTAACGTTTTCAAACTCACTAAATATATCCGGAGTTTGTGCCATGATTCCAAGTCTTCTTGTCTTACATAATTCTTTATTACAAATACTTTCTATAAACCCATACTTAGGTGGACACATATATTCATATCCTTTTTTAAATACAGATTCAGCAGTGCCATCACTTTCATTTCTTTGTAATGGACCATCTTTGTGTTTTGCAAAAGCAAGTCTTTGTCTTTCCCAAGCAACTTCTTTTAATTGTTTTAATGTTAGCGTGCCTTCAGATTTTTTTAATTCGAGAACACATATGTTAAATAACATATTGTTTCTATCTCCTGTCCAACCATCATGTAATACTTTTTGTATACAAGGCGGATATTCTCTGTAAAAAGTTTCTGGTTCATATTCTGTTATTTTAAACTTAAAAAATTCTTCTGGAGATAATTTTTTTGATTCTGCTATTTCTAAAAACCTTCCTAATATAACTGCATTGTTATCATCATCATATGCATATTCCACTGCTGCTTCCCATTTATGATAAGGCATTCCTACTGCTTTATTGCATGGAAATACTTCTTTAGATAAAAAATATTCTTTATTTATTTCTTGTAATTTTTCTACAACTTTAATTTTATCTGCCCAATCAGTTAAGAATAAAAATAAATGTAGCCCACCTGATTTAGATTTTACAGGAACTAATGGTAATTTATGATTCTTAATAATCTCTACGTATTTCTTTTCTGAATAATCTTTATAATCTGCAGGATCTATATCAATACAACCCCACTTACATTTGTTATTAAATTCTGGTCTAACGCCAATAATCTGTTTACCATCAAGATGGCTTTGCCACAGGTCCGTGGTCACTGGTTCGTCAATCGTGACGTACTTTGCATACTTTTTACTACGTTCATTAAGGTCACCCAAAAGAGTGACCTTAATATATTTAGTTAAGTCACCAGCGAATAGATCTAGTAACTTTTGTGCATTCATAATTAGAATGGTACTGATTCGCTTGATGTAGCTTCTACAGTTTCTTCTTGGTTAAAATGAATCTTACCAAAAATGTCAGACTTTCTGGCACTCTCGTAAAATCCTCTTGCTGCATCTAATGCTGCTGCAAATTTAGGATCATTCAAGTATTGATCAAACTCAACAACCCAACCAAACCAAGAATTGTTATTACCGGATTCTTTAGTTGTGGTTAATTTGTATGAAGTTGCCCAAGATGGTGGCATGAAATAACCTTTTTTACCTTGAAGTCTTCTACTTTGCATCATTGAATTCCAAGTTTTGGATTTCTTCTTTTGCGTAGACTTCATTGCAATTAAAGCTGTTTCCTTTGGATTATAATCTTTATCAAGAATATAAACAAAGTGATTACCAGTATCTTCAATATAATTACCGCTTGGTAATCTATCTTTACTGTCATCTCCTCTTGTCGTTTGTGCAAGGATTGAAGGATCAGTATGTATCTTTACTGGTCTGCCTGGACTATCTCCTCTATCTTTCCATTCATTAAATGTATTAATGTAAAGACAAGGTATAACAATCACACCTTCTTTACCCTTATATAATGAACCTGTGATTTCATTATATATGTCTCCAGCTTTAGCCTCAGCAATAAACTTGCCATGACCTTCTTCTAATACTGGTGAACTAGGATATAGGACTTTTAAGATAGGAAGTTTTGTATCACGTGCTGTGACAAATTCCATTCCCTGTCCTGATGCTTCTTCCAATAAATCAAACTGCGCAGGAAGTGGCGCTTCTTTTTTTATAGTTACTTCTGCTTTAGGCGCAGTAGCAACTCGTGCTTGTGCTTGTACCATGATTACTCCTTCGTGGTTATTTTTGTTTTGTTTGCAACGTAAACACCGAATATATCGGCAGGAACATTACGACCCATTTGAATTTGTTCTTTTACAAACGCCTTCAAGGTCATAGGTTCTACCTTTTCGGTCTGTGTTACATTATGACCTTTTTTCTTTAGTTCGTCAACCAAGCTTTTTGCATCCTGGTCTTCGGAACGTCCAAAGGTTAATGTTACGTTGTTCTTAATTAAATCACCAAAGCCATTACTGCGAAGCCAACTAAAAGCTTCTTCAATTTTTGACGATGGTATTCTTGCTGCATAAAAAGGCTTTACCTCAACAGATGAACCATCTGCTAATTTAAGCATTGCTATGCCGGCTTGTTGCATTAAGTTTGGAATTGTTAGCTCAGAAAGTAACGCTTCAGATTCTTTTAGCTTGGCTAATTGTTCTTCTGCCGTCATTATTTGTTTCTGAGTTTCCAATAACTTATTGCAAGACTTGGCTATATCGCTAGATAAAGCCGTGTCGACCTGTATTGAGGCCGATGCTGCTTCTAAGTCCATAGGGACCTCCTTTTGATTCGTTATTAAATTAATTATTTGACAATGTAAAGAAAAAAATATAAATAATTTTTAATACTATAAAAGTATCTAAACACGTAACATGACTGAAAAATATATTTATAAAACAAATCCCTACGAACACCAAAGACAAGCTCTTATCAAAGGTGCTAAACTTAAAAACTTCGCCTATTTCATGGAAATGGGAACTGGTAAAACTAAAGTTGCTATTGATAATGCTGCGTATTTATATCAAGAAAAACAAATACAACTTGTAATTGTAATTGCACCTAACTCAGTTTATCAAAACTGGATAAAAGAAATTGAAACACATTGTCCCGTTAAGGATTACAATATTTTCGTTCATAAAGTAGATAAAAAATTTCAATACTTTGCTGATAAATTAAATTTTTATTTAATTAATGTAGAAGCTTTTAGTCATCAAAGTGGAATACAATTGCTTACACCAATACTTAATAATCTTGGTCATCATGTGATGATGATCCTTGATGAAAGCACAACAATAAAAAACCGAGAAGCAAAACGAACAAAAGCGATTTGTAAATTAGGTACAATGGCAAGATACAAAAGAATCCTAACAGGCTCACCAATAACAAAATCTCCATTAGATTTATATACACAATGTTCTTTCTTAAGTCCATCTTTATTAGGGTTTAAATCATTTCTATCGTTTAGAAACAGATATTGTATGATGGAACCTATACCAGTAAGTAATGATAGAGTTATATTAATTCCAAAATATTTTATTAACCTTCATGAACTA